CGAAAATGCTATCAAAATAATTGTCAACATGCACCAGTTTGGCTACGAGGTCGAGGACGAACCTAGATATATGGTTCGGATTAAAGGAATTGACGACAGGTACGACGTTTTGAATTATGGTACACATTTGGACGAATGGACTATTGACGATGCTGATGGGGCGAAGGGGGTAAGAACAACTCACACCCGCAAAGAACTTGAAACGAACGGGTTCGGTTGGGTGTTCGATTGCGAAGGCGTGGAAGTTAAGGAGGTAACGAATGAATAACCTAATTACTAAAATCAACCATTGGGCTATTAGCCACGGGCTAGACAAGGGCAATCCTAAAATCGAATGGATGAAGGTTACTGAAGAAGTTGGCGAGATTCGAGACGTGTTTCTAAAACCGCATGATTTCGTTGATCCAGAATGGTCGTTAAAAGATGCTATAGGCGATTCTATCGTAACGCTAATAGTTTTATGCTTGCAATTAGGCTACGACGTCGAAGAGTGCCTTACAATCGCTTATAACGACATCAAGGATAGAAAAGGAGTAATGATTGATGACAACTTTGTTAAAACCAAAACGAGAGAATCAGCTAATAGTAGCGACGATTCTGCTAGTGCTATCGCTGGCGATTAACATCGGTACAGTGGTCTGGGTAGTCAACCGACCTATCGAGATGGTACTTATCCACAAGGCTGATAATGCTGTTGAATTACACGGAAAGGTTACTGGAAAATCGAAAATTAAAAACCTATACACCCTCGATTGTGGGGCGTATGGCAAGTTTCTAGTAAGTAAGGAACAGTACGACAGTGTTAACGTTGGGGATGATATTCCGAGCTATTTGAAAGGACGGGGGCAATGATACCAAGATATAGAGCGTGGGATAAAGAAACAAAATCCATGAACGGGATGGCAGAGATTTATAGAAATAGAAATCAAGAAATAGAACTGCATCCGAGAGATGAAAATATTATCCTCATGCAATCAACAGGATTGAGAGATAAGAACGGCAAAGAAATCTTTGAAGGAGATGTTTTGGAAACAAAAGACGGACTGTTGGATGGTGTAGTCGAGTACAGAACCGATTTAGGTATGTGGACGAATAGTTTGTTTAGATACAATAATTTCGAACGCTTGTGCAATGTTGCTGATTCAACGTACATCATCGGCAACATCTACGAAAATCCGGAATTGTTGGAGGCGAACTAATGCCTAGTAATTACCCCAACGCTGGGCTGACCGAGGAGCTATTCCAACGGTTAGTCGACGAATTTAACAAGCTGAAAGCGGAACATAATAGAACGCTCACCAAGCACATCCAAGAGGTTAAACAGTGTGACCGCCGTCAAGCTAGGAAATATTTTCAGAGATTCTACAATGTGGTTAAAGGACACTCTAGACTGTCGCCTGACACTGCTAATGAACTAAAAGGGTTTCTCTCACGCAATCTGATAAACGGCTTGCAAGCTTATCTGTCAGAACATTATACTGGCAAACCTAGCACAGGTCGCCAAGCCGTTGATAAGGCAAATGCTGGACTTACTAAGGAACTGTTTCAGAGGTATCGTGAGGAAGTGGAGCAACTGAGAGCTACTTATCCAAACAGTATCGTGGCACATATCATGGAAATTAAGGGTTGCTCGAAGAGAGAAGCTAAGAATATCTACAGTGCTATCAATGCACTCTATGTAGAGCATGTTAATCTAACGCCTCGCAAGGTAATTCAGTTAGAAGGACTGCTATCCAGAGAGCTATTCAGTGAGATAGCTAAGTATGTATTCAATCACTACGAGTGGCCAGAGAGCTTGGATGACGAAGTTGACCGTATCACTCTTGCATATCGAACTAAGGGCGAGCTTGGGCGTAACAAGGTAACGGTCAGAAAAGCCTTATATACAGCCTACATGTTAGGCGTGTAGCTAGAACGGTTTAAGAGGGTTCAACTCCCTCACTAGCTATTACCAGTTAAATAAACAATTAGAATCGAGGAACCTTTTTTATTTTTGTTACCCTAGCCTTGCATTACTGGTAGCATGGCTAAATCTAATGTATGGGAGGTGGTACCCTAATCCTTCTTTATTCTTGCAAACAAAAAAGACCGACACATTGGCCGGCACTCTTTGGAAATCAACACTACTATTATACCAGAGAGGGCCTTAATATGCTATTGCCGGAAATTGATGAGAAAGCAACAATCAAGCGTTGCAAGCGAAAACTTCGAGAATACCCACGATGGCGAGAGATTGCACACGATAGCGCTGAGCAGAAAATAACACAGGAATTCACATTTATGCCACGGGGTGGCAGTGGCATAAGTAGACCGGTGGAGAATATCGCAGTTAGGCGTGTCGATGCACTGAACGAGCTAGAAGCCATAGAGCAAGCAGTTAGCGGGCTATACCGTCCAGACTATCGCAGAATACTGATAGAGAAATATCTGGCATATCCACCGAAACCGAACTGGCAAATAGCACAGTCTATTGGTTTTGAAAGAACGGCATTTCAAGAATTGCTAAATAATGCTATCCTAGCATTTGCAGAATTGTATAGAAATGGTCAATTAGTCGTAGAACGCTGAATTTTCGGTATTTTGACGGCTAAAACACGGTGCCTTGCAACTGTTTAACATGGTATTATTGTATTATCGAAGAAAAACGGAGACAGCTCATTTTGTGGGTTGTCTTTTTTATGCACAAAAATCTAGCAACGAAGGAGGTGGATATATTGGGCTAAATCAACGACAGAAATTATTTGCTAGCGAGTATATCAAGTTAGGGAACGCCACGCAGGCAGCTATCAACGCTGGATATAGCGAAAAGACGGCAGGGCGTATCGCTGGGCAAAACTTGAAAAAACTTGAAATTAAACGCTTTATCACTGCCGAAATCGAGAAAATGCACGATGCAAATATCATGACTGCAAAAGAAGCCTTGTCCATCCTTTCCGACATTGCTAGAGGTAAACGTGATGAAGAGGTCCTCATGATGAATCCATTGACTGGTGAAGTTGAGAGGCTTATGAAGAAGGCTGACAACAATACAGTTATCAAGGCGATTGTTGAAATCTTGAAACGTTATCCAACGGCTAAACAGTCCGAGAAATTAGAACTTGAGATCAGAAAACTAAGAGAACAGCTTGATAGCGGTGTTGAAGGTACAATGAACCTCAATATTGTCAACGCATGGGAGGACATCCCAGATGGCAACGATTGATATTCAGAAGAATGTTAACCCGCATTTCAAATCGGTTTGGCAGTCTAACAAGCCTTACAACGTGCTAAAGGGTGGACGGAACTCTTTCAAATCATCGGTAATCGTGCTGAAACTTGTCTATATGATGATTAAGTACATCATGAGAGGCGAAAAAGCGAACATAGTTGTCATTCGGAAAGTAGCTAATACAATCCGTGACAGCGTGTTTAATAAGGTTCAATGGGCAATTAGTCTGTTTGGTCTGGACAATCAGTTCAGGGCGACTGTGAGCCCGTTTAAGATAGTTCACAAGCACACTGGCTCAACGTTCTATTTCTACGGTCAAGACGACTTCCAAAAGTTGAAATCAAATGACATTGGGAACATCATCGCTGTCTGGTATGAAGAAGCGGCTGAATTTAACGACGCTGAGGACTTCGACCAGTCTAATGTCACTTTCATGCGGCAGAAACATGATAAGGCTCCATTTGTGCAGTTCTTTTGGTCTTACAACCCACCTCGTAACCCGTACAGCTGGATAAATGAGTGGTTTGAAGACATCAAGACTAATGATAACTATCTAGCACACTCAAGCACTTATCTTGATGATGAGTTAGGCTTTGTTACTGAACAAATGCTGGAAGATATCGAACGCATTAAGCAGAATGATTACGACTATTACCGCTATCTGTATCTGGGTGAAGCGGTTGGGCTTGGTAATCAGGTTTATAACATGAGCACATTCCACGCTATCGACAGCTTACCAACAGACGATAGACTTATCGGGATATCATTCGCAATGGATACAGGGCACCAACAATCAGCTACGGCTTGCGGTGCTTATGGGCTTACTGCAAAGGGCAATGTAATTCTGTTAGACACATTCTATTACAGTCCAGCAGGGCAGGTAATCAAGAAAGCACCTAGCGAGTTGACTGTTATGATCAGCAACTTCATCGACAAAGTACTCAAACAATACCGAGTGCCTAAACTTAAAATGACTATCGATAGTGCTGAAGGTGCCATTCGTAATCAGTATTTCAAAGATTATAGGGAACGCTGGCACCCAGTGGCTAAGAAGAAGAACCAGACCATGATTGATATGGTTATCAGTTTGCTAGCAGAGGGACGGTTCTATTACTTGGACATTCCAGCTAACAAAATATTCTACGAGGAACACAAGATGTATCGCTACGATGAGAAGACGATACATTCTGATGATCCGAAAGTTATTAAAGAGGATGACCACTGTTGCGACTCTATGAAATATTTCGTTTTAGATAACGCTAGGGCGTTAGATTTGAAAGCTTAAAGGAGCTAATAATGGGAATCATACAGACCATTAAGGACTTATTTAAAAGGAGTAATTACGTGATAACTAATCAAAGTTTAAACAGTATCACAGACCACCCTAAGATAGCTATCTCACCAGAAGAATACAGCCGTATTATGGACAATCTACGCTATTTTGCAGGTAGCTTTGACCGTGTGAACTATCGAGATAGCAACGGAACAGATTTGAAACGTGATTTCAACCACTTACCTATTGGACGGACGGCATCGAAGAAGGTAGCAAGCCTTGTGTTTAACGAGCAAGCTAAGATACAAGTTGACAATGAGACGGCTAACGAGTTTATCAATGAGACGCTTAAGACCGACAGATTTAGCAAGAACTTTGAACGCTACCTAGAGAGCTGTCTTGCCCTCGGTGGGCTTGCTATGCGTCCTTACGTTGATGAAGACCGTGTCAGAGTGTCGTTTGTACAAGCGCCAGTATTCTTGCCACTGCAATCGAATACTCAAGATGTATCAAGTGCTGCAATCGTTACTAAAACACTTAAAACGGAAGGTCAGAAGACTAAATACTACAGTCTTATTGAATTTCATGAGTGGTCTAAGGATAGCTACACGATAACTAATGAGTTATATGAGTCTGAATCTAAGACCCGTATCGGTCAACGTGTGCCTCTATCGCTACTCTATGAGGATTTGGAAGAAACTGTAACGTTAAACGGCCTTACAAGACCGCTATTTACGTACTTGAAACCGCCTGGCATGAATAATAAGGACATCAACAGTCCTCTAGGCTTATCTGTTTTTGACAACGCTAAAACCACAATGGACTTCATCAACACCACTTATGATGAGTTTATGTGGGAAGTCAAAATGGGACAGCGTCGTGTGGCAGTGCCTACTCAAATGATTGACACGCAAGTCGACGCAAGCGGTGAGAAGATTGTCGTTAGGCGTGAGTTTGAACCTGGTCACAATGTCTATGAACAGTTTGACAATGGCGATATAGATAAAGGCGTAGGTATTACCGACCTTACAACAGATATCCGTTCGGATGATTACATCAAGGCTATCAACAAGGGATTGAGTCTATTTGAAATGCAACTAGGTGTGTCAGCTGGAATGTTTAGCTTTGATGGCAAGAGCATGAAGACCGCTACAGAGGTCGTATCAGAGCAATCAGACACGTATCAAATGCGGAACTCTATCGCTACTCTTGTCGAGCAATCGTTGAAAGAGTTGGTTATTTCAATCCTAGAGCTTGCTAAGATCTACAATCTCTACACTGGTGAGATTCCAACAATGGATGAAATCAGTGTGGACTTGGATGATGGTGTATTCACTGACAGAAATGCTGAGTTTGATTACTGGTCTAAGATGGTAGCGTCTGGACTTGCTCCGAAAGTGATGGCAATCGAGAAAACTCTTAACGTAACCGAGGAACAAGCTCAAGAGATTTACCAAGCAATCAACGACGAAACCATGGCAAGTGCTGATAGTTTCAGGACGGATGAAGAGGTTAGTATTTACGGGGAGTGATAGGCTATGGCTAAAAAGAAACCTATCAAATTAAACGACCAACAACTAATGCTTGACGCTAGTCGAGTAGCTGACATCTACCACCAAATGACAATAGACTTGTTTGACCAAGTCGTTGACCGAATTAGAGAACGTGGAACTGCAAGCCTTGAAGACAATCCTTATCTTTGGCAGCTTGAGAAAATGAGTGAAATGGGACTGCTCAACAACGCTAACATCAAACTCATTGCTAGATATTCTGGTGTAGCTGAGGAACAGCTGAGATATGTTATCGAGAACGAGGGGTACAAGGTATACAAAGATACCAAGAGTCAATTACTAGAGGCCTTGGGTGGTAACGGCAACTTCATCGCGAACAATCTTATTCAGACAAGACTAGCTAACTATGTTAATCAGACGACAGGGGATATCGATAATCTTATCAATACCACGCTACCTAAGAGCGTCAGAAAGGTCTATCAAGATATTGTTGAGGAAGCTGTCGCAAAGGTAATCACTGGTTTAATGAATCCAGACAAGGCTATTTCAACCACAGTGATGAAATGGGCAGAGAGGGGCTTCTATGGATTTACTGACAAGGGCGGGAAACGTTGGAGAGCTGACGCTTACGCCAGAACGATCATCAACTCGACCTCTTGGCGTGTCTATCGTGAAGCTAGAATGGCACCAGCCAAAGAATTAGGTATCGATACCTTCTATTACTCGATGAAGCCAGCAGCCCGTGAGATGTGCGCTCCTATTCAACATCAGATTGTAACGTTTGGTGAGACTAGAGTTGAAGAAGGTGAAAAAATATACTCTCTTTTAGATTACGGCTACGGAAGTGCTGGGGGGTGTCTTGGTATTCACTGCCACCACACGCTGACACCCTATGTCGTCGGAGTCAACTATAAACCAGACTTACCAGACCACTTAAAAGACCTAACACCAGAGCAGGCAATAGAAAATGCTAATGCCCAATCTAAGCAGAGGGCTATTGAGCGTTCTATTAGACAATCTAAGGAAATGCTCCACGTCGCTAATAAGTTAGAGGACGAGGAACTGATAAGCAAATACAAAGGGCAAGTCAAGGCTAGACAAGCGGCAATGAGGTCTTATTTAGCACAACACCCATTCTTGCATCGTGATTACTCAAGAGAGCGATATTACAGCGACCCTTTGAGAGAAGCTGAAGCAGAGATAAAGCTGCGTAAACGTCAAAATAAAAAACAAACCGTGTCGAATTGATGCGGTTTTTCTATTTGACCTGTCGAATGTCGTAAAACTAGGCAAATTCAGTCCCTTGGACGTAAAACAAAGGAGTTTTAAGCATGAGTTTAAAACGTGACATGTTGGTTGAAGCTGGGGTTACAGACAAAGCAGTGATTGATTCCTTGATGAATGCGTACGGTTCTGGGATTGAGAATGCGAAAGCACAAGCTAAGTCTGAATTACAAGCTGAAAACGACAGCCTTAAACAACAACTTGAGCAACAAAGCCAAGCACTCAACGAATTGCAAGCCAAAGAGGGAGCGAGTGAGGAACTCAAACAACAATTGACGGACTTACAAGCTAAATTCGACACTTACAAGACCGAGAATGAAGCTAATCTTGCTCAAGTTACCAAATCAAACGCTATTCGTCTGGCTTTGAAGGATGTGGATGCTCACAATTCGGATGACCTTGCTAAATTTATCAATTTTGACGAAATCGAACTTGATGAATCTGGTAAACCTAAACTAGACAAGGTTATTAAGGGATTGAAAGAGACAAGCCCGTATCTATTCAAGCAAGAGGAACAAGCGGCACAGCCTAAAATCTTCGCTGGTGGCAATCCGTCTGCTAGTCAGAATGGGATTACCAAAGAAGATTTTAAACGCATGGGAATCAATGAGCGTCAAGAGCTTTTTGATAAAGACCCAGAACTCTATCAACAATTGAAAGGATGAATAATCTATGGTTCTAGGAACTACTACGACTGCACAAGTCATTAATCCACAGGTTATGGCTGACATGGTTTCAGCTAAATTGCCTAAACTTATCAAATTCACACCCCTTGCAGTGATTGACACTACTCTTGTAGGCCGCCCAGGGGACGAGCTTACAGTGCCACAGTGGACATATTCTGGTGATGCCACTGAAATCACTGAAGGTCAAGCTATTCCAATCGACCAACTTGGCACTAAAGAAACGAAAATGAAAATTAAGCAAGCTGGTAAAGCTATTGAAATCACAGATAAAGCTGCCTTGGTTGGTCACGGTAATGTCTATGGTGAAGCTACTAACCAGATTGCTTTGGCTATCGCTAACAAAGTCGACAACGACATCGTTGAAGTTGCTAAAACTGCGACTCAAAACATCGCTGAAGCCCCTGTTACAGTAGCTAACATTGACAAAGCCTTGGAAATCTTCGCAGACGAAGAAGACGCTCGCTATGTTGCCCTTATCAACCCTAAAGACGCTATCAAATTGCGTGCTGACGCTGGTCAAAACTGGTTGAAAGGATCAGAAGTTGGTGCTGATGTTGTCGTGTCTGGTACTTTCGGTGAAGTAGCTGGCGTGCAAATCGTCCGCACTAAAAAGGTCGAAGAAGGTAAAGGTTTCCTTGTTAAAGTCTCTTCACTTCAAACAGATACAGACGATGACGCTAAGTATGGAGCATTCGTTATCAACTTGAAACGTGATGTCATGATTGAAAATGACCGTGACATCTTGAAAAAGACTACTGTTTACTCTGGTGATGAATACTACGGTGTTTACCTTTACGACGATTCTAAGGTCGTTAAGTTCGGAGGTGCCTAATGGGTATGCTAATGCGTCGTCATTACGGCGTTGAGCAAGCAGCACCCGTTAATGACGTTCAAGAACAAGTGGTGGAAACATTAGAAGACAAGACTGTCGCTGATTTGCGAGTAATCGCTCAACAACGAGGTCTTACTGGTATTTCATCACTTACCAAAGCGGAACTCTTAGACCTCCTAAAATAACGAAAAGGAGGTGGTTAAATGACCTATTTAACCGAAACGGAATTTCTAAAACTTGGTTTTGATGATGTGGAAGGTTTTGAAAAGCTATCAGCTAGAGCAAGCATGATTATTGACTTGTATATCAAGAACTTCTACGACTTCACCGATTTTGAGACAGACTTCGAGCCACGAAGACAAGCGGTTAAGAAGGCAGTAGCTTATCAAATCGCTTATCTTGATTCAAGCGGTGTTATGACTGCCGAGGACAAGACATCACTGGCAAGCATGACGGTTGGGCGCACTCATGTAAGTTATCAGAATGGCTCTAAATCGTCTAACGGTGGCCAGAAGTATAATCTATCTCTTGACGCTCTAAACTGGCTGACATTAGCTGGTTTTGGCTGTAAGGCGGTGGGATATGATAGATAAACGCATGCTAGTTGATACTGTCACTATCAAAAAGCTAACGGGTGAAACGGACATCTGGGGAAAAGTAACGTATGATGAGCCCACAACCCTAAAACCCGTTAGATTTGATAGGACATTCAACGTTAGCGGGTCAACTAACAATCGTAGCGAATCAAAGCCAAGTGTTTTATTCGTCTATCCGAAATATTGCCCAGTGGTTCTCGATGAAAGCTTTGAGAATGGCGTAATCAATGACGGCAAACGAGATTATAAGATTCGTTCCATCATTCCAGTCTACTATCCAAGGCAAGACAAAGTGTTTTGCTATGAAATCGAGGTGATCTGATGGGTACTACTGTATCAGTTAAAGTTGACCTTCACGGTCTTGAAAAAAAATGCAGTCCTGAAGCGGTCAAACGTGGAAAGGTTGCCATGATTAGCCAAATGATAGAGGATATGGAACAGTTCATCCCTCGAAGAGATGGAACTTTGAGTGCCAGTGGTACGCCTATCAGTGACGGGATTAGATACCCCGGAGATTATGCTAGGGCTCAATTCTATGGCTCTAGTTATAACAAGACCAAGAGTTGGACTTTTAAGAAGTACACTACACCCGGAACCGGTAAGCGTTGGGATAAGAAAGCTTCTGCTAAATACTCTAAACAGTGGGGCAATACCGCTCTACGAGCTATGGGGGTTAACTAATGAACGACAATGATTTTTCAGAAGTTATCGCAAACTTCATCAACACGCTTGGACTGCCGTTGAAATGCAAACTTGATTATCTTTCAGAAGACGAAAGCCTTTCAGTCTATCCATTGCCGGGCGGCAAAGTGGAAGACGAGGACATGGCTGGCACTCAGATTTTATCGCTACCGTATGAAATAGCGATAAAATCAACGGACCAGCAAAAGCTAAACGCTATTCTGTGGAAGATAAACACCGAGCTTTCAAAAATTGGCTTTGAGCTACCAAGTAAAAACAACTCATATACATTTCTAGCCTTGACCGTCGAGACACCGAGTTTAAACGATGCCGACGAGCAGGGCTTTTACATTTACTTGCTTGATTTGCAGGCAAGACTAGAAGTAGAAAGGAGCCTTAATTAATGGCTAAATTTAAAAATGCGATTCGCAAGCACTACATCGCACCTTACGACCCAGAACATCCAGACACACCACCAACCGAAGATAAGTATCTTTGGATTGCCAAAGGGATCAAAGAATCTGCACCAGAAAACGACGCAGAAGATGATGACATTGCTTATTTCGATGGTGATGGTACTAAAGAAAAAATCATTACTTCAAAATCTCGTGGTCGCTCATTTGAGGGGCACCGTGATTACGACGATAAAGCTCAAAACTTTGTCGCAGAAAAAGAAGACGCAGTAGCTGATGATCTTATCGTTTGGTACAAGGAAGTAGTACCAACAGGCAAATACTACAAGGAAGGCCCTGCACGTTTGTCTGAAATCGAAATCGGGGACGGTGAAGCGTCTGAACTTGAAACAATTAAGTTTCAAGTCAACTGGTCACGTACACCAGTAAAACACGACATCAGTGGCACACCAGTAGCGGCTGTCGCAGTAGCAGCTACTGGCACTGGTTCTGAAACCTCTGGACGTACAGCGTCACCAGATTCTAGTCGTTCTGGTGCTTCATCAGAAACTGAATCATCAGTAACAACTGGATAACTTAACTAAATAAAACAAAGATAAGACAACTAAGAGGGTGGGGGTTAGCCCTTACCCTCTTTTTTCGTATTAGAAGGAGAATTTAAAACATGGTAGTAATTAAAAAGCGTAGCAATGTCATCCCAGTAGATTTCGGTGAGTTCCAACTTAATTTTCCGGTGTCAGATAGCAATATCCAACGCATGAAGGCAGTTGGTGAAGATTTGCAAGCCAAAGGACAAGCTTTCCAAGACACAAGCGATGAAGAAGCTCTTGGAGCGTTGAAGGTATTGGTAGAAGACGGCTTTAATCAAGTTTTTAACGATGAAGAAGCGTTTAAACAAGTCTATGAGTTTGCTGGCCAATCAACAATTAACGCTATGTTCTATCTCATTGAAGCTATCAAGGGCATTTCAGAGGAGTTTGAAACGCAAAACTCAAAAGCAGCCCTCGATAAATATTTGGCTGAGTAGTCATGCTAGATCTATCACGAAAACTGACGGATAAGTTAGTAATCGATGATAAAGAGTACGCCCTAGACCTTTCATTTAACAACGTTTTGAAGCTCTTTGAAATGTGGAGGGATGAAGATGTTCCAGAGTTTGTTAAACCACACTTTGGCATTAGGATTTTGACCGGTGAGACCTTGGAGGATTTCACAGTCGAGGAAATGGCAGAGATATTCAACGAGGTTTTCGAGGAACATATAAGCTTGTCAGAGGTTGAGGACAACCATGTTGAGTATGACTTGGCTGGCAATCCCATGAAGACCACTGCAAGCGATGAGCCTAAAGAAAAATCACCTTATGACATCCGCTATGACGGTGACTATATCTACGCTTCATTCTTGCAGGCTTACGGCATTGATCTATTCGATGTGCAAGGTAAGCTTCATTGGAAAAAGTTCAATGCTCTGCTTTCTGGACTTCCAGAGGGTACCAAGTTCATGGAAGTGGTCAAAATTCGTAAATGGAAGCCACAGAAGGGCGACTCGGCTGAGTATAAAGAGGAAATGCGTAGGCTTCAGAAAGATTATGCTCTCCCTTACGATGATATCGAGGAAGAAGAGGAGTATGAAGAAGAATTTTAGAAAGGAGGTGATAATCTATGGCAGATGGTACAGTCACTATCAAGGCGTTATTTGACGGAAAGGACGCTGAAGGTGGGGCTAAACGCATTAAGAGTTCGCTAGAAGGCTTGAAAAGTGGAGCTGGTAAGGTTGGTTCGGTCTTCAAATCTGTATTAGGTGCCAACTTAATCGGTGGTGCTATCATGGGCGGAATCAGTGCTATTGGTGGTGGTATCAAATCCATGGTTGGTGAACTTAACAGCTCGACTAAAGCATGGAAGACCTTTGAAGGCAACATGCAACAGATTAACATGCCTACTGCTCAAATCCAACAAGTCAAAGGCGAGTTGCAAGACTTTGCTTCCAAGACCATCTATTCAGCGTCTGATATGGCTTCTACTTATTCTCAGTTAGCAGCCGTGGGAACCAAGAATACAACCGAGCTTGTTAAAGGGTTCGGTGGTCTTGCAGCAGCGGCAGAGAATCCACAACAAGCCATGAAGACCTTGAGCCAACAAGCAACCCAAATGGCTGCCAAACCTAAAGTACAATGGCAAGACTTCAAACTCATGCTCGAACAAACGCCAGCTGGTATCGCAGCAGTAGCCAAAGAAATGGGCATGAGTACCAACGAAATGGTGCAAGCTGTCCAGGACGGCAAGATTAAGACCGAGGACTTCTTTGACGCTATCGCTAAGGTTGGTAATAACGATACATTTAGCAAAATGGCCACGCAATTCAAAACCGTTGACCAAGCAATTGACGGGATGAAAGAATCGCTAGCCAACAAGTTGATGCCACAGTTTGAGAAACTCAATCAAATCGGTATTAAGGCGGTCGTAGGACTTACTGATGCACTTGAGAAGATTGACTTTGACAAGATTTCAGACGGTATTGGCAAGGGCTTAGAATCGCTCTGGAAAGGTTTTAGTGGCACTGGTGCGGTTAAGTCTCTATCCAGTACATTCAGCTATATCGGTAGCCAGTTAAGCGCTATGTTTAGCTCAATTAATGGCAATCAGCTATTACAGGGTCTAGGCAGTGTCATTGGTGACATTGCTAATGGCATTTCAAGAACCTTAACGATTGCCACTACATCGGTTAAAAACTACATCAGCGCATACGCTAATACAGGAGCATTCCAAGCGTTTGGATCAGCACTAAGCACCACTTGGGACTTGCTTAAAAAAGTAGGTTCATCGTTTGCTAATGCGTTCAATAGTTCCGAAATGCAAACAGTCATCTCTGGTCTCGGTACTGCATTAGGGACGCTAGTTAAATGGATTTCGCAAGCTATATCCATGTTTTCAAGGTTAGTATCTTCTATCCCTCAAGGCGTATTTAACGGCCTAGCGGCTGGAATCGTGGCAATGGTAGCAGGTTTCATGACTGCAAAGGCTGGGATTTCAGCGGTAGGCGTTGCAATGAAGGGATTGGACTTCATCAAGGGTCTAAATCCTTTCAAGAAGTTTGGAGAGGACGCTGAAGAAGGGACAGAACAAGCTGCTAATAGTGCAAGACGTTCTAAGTCAACTATTACTCAGTTATTCAGTGGAATGGCCAATGTCATTAAATCAGCAGGGACTAGCATTTCAACGGCTGCAAAAGGCATCGGAACTGGGCTATCAACTGCTTTTAAAGGCTTTGGCCAAGGACTTAAAGCAGTTTTGCAAGGTTTGAAAGGCTTAAGTTTTTCAACGTTGGCAGGTTTAGGAACTTCAGCCGCAATCGCAGCGGTCGGAATTGGTGCCGCTATTGCTATCGTTGTTGCTTCACTTGCTTTGCTCGCTACTCAATCCCAAGGCGTTTCGCAAATCCTTGGAGCTTTAGGTGGAGCAATTAGCACTGTTGTCGGAGCTATTGGTGGTGCAATGGCAACAGTAATCGAAGCGTTCGGAACTGCGTTCAGTATCGTCATTAAGGCAGTCGGAGAAGCTGCGCCTGGTCTTGCCAAGTTAGCACCATTAGTTGAAGCGGCTGGTACTGCTCTAGGAAATGCAGCGCCATTCGTGACAGCATTCGGATCAGCGATAACGTCCATTTTGGGAGTATTGCCAACCGTTATTAACGCATTGACTAACTGGGTTACTGCCCTTGGTAATGCAATTAGTGGGGTGGTCGAGGCGTTCACTCCAATTGTTCAAATCATCAGTAATACAATCACGGCAGTAGCTCAAATCATTGCTAACGCTATCGTGGCAATTGCTCCGGTCATTTCAAACTGTATCGTGCAAGTAGCCCAAGTTATCGGACAATTTGGGCCACAGATTGCAATGGTTTTACAAGTAATCGTGCAAGCCATTAAAGCAACGGCACCAGTCATTATGACATTGATTCAAGGCATTGTGACAGTCGTTCAGACAATAGCACCGGTCATTAGTCAAGTGATTTCAGCCATCGTTACAGTCGTGCAAACTCTTGCGCCGATCTTGCAATCAATCGTTACTGGTATCGTTACTATCATCGGTCAGATTGCACCGATCATCTCAGCGATTGGCGGCGTGATTGGCACTACATTGCAAGGCGTTGCTATCGTGGTTCAATCCGCTGGTATGGCAATTGCTACCGCTGCAATGGGTATCGGTCAAGGTATCGCTACAGCTCTTGGCGGTGTAGCAAACGTCATCAGTTCTATCGGTTCTGCTATTGGGACAGCATTACAAGGCATTGCCGATGTGGTTCAGTCGGTTGGTACATCAATCAGTACAGCTGCACAAGGTATCGGAGACGGTATCAAGTCAGCGTTCGAAGGTGTTTCAAAAGTCATTGAGTCAATGGGTGGTGCTATTAGGTCGGTCCTTGATGGATTGTCTGATGTGTTCAATTCAATTGGGAATGCTGCTCAGAAGGCTGGTGCAGGGTTCAACCAGTTGGCTGACGGTGTTGTTAAAATTACCAACACCAGTCTTGGAGACATGGCCGCATCTCTTGCAGCGGTTGCTAAAGGTGTTGGGGCTATCGGTAACAACTCAGCAGGACTTGCTCAAGCTGGTACTGGTATGACTAAGCTCGGAGATGGCATGAGCAAGGTTTCTAGCTCAGCATCTAGTGCTGTATCTGGATTGACATCATTCTCAAGTACGATTACAACTATCCAATCATCATTCACAAACTTACAATCGCTATTGACAACGGCAGGTACTGCATTTAGTACGTTCTCAAATCAAGCTAGCCAATCGCTTGCTGGTTTAACGGCTATTGTAGCCCCTATCACTGCTTTTAGAACACAAATCACGACACTAGCACCAGCCTTAATGGTTGCTGCGACTGGACTAACTCAGTTCAGTACAGTTTCAATGACGCTTACTGCTAGCATGACTTCTATTAGCTCAAGCTTAACTATGTTAGCTACTCAGTTAACTATGATTACTACTAGCATGACCATGATGGCTACTAGCTCAACCATGTTAGGAACAAGTTTAACGCTTATTGGTACGCAATTCACCATGATTGGGACATCACTTATGATGCTTAACAGTCAATTTATGACGTTTGCCACTGGTATTATGCAAATGACATCACAGCTCATGATGGCAGGTTCAGCAGTGACCATGTTTGGTGCTCAACTAATGACCGCTCAGACTGGTTTCAGCATGGTTTCCATGATGGCTACCATGGTATCTAGTCAGCTTGCTATGCTTGCTAGCTCAGCTCAAATGGCTGGTGCTGGACTTGCTATGGTAAGTGCCCAAGTCATGATGTTAGCTAGCGTATTCGCTACTGTTGGAGCGGCAGCAATGACATTACAGGCAACTATGATGTCACTAGGTATGGCCGTTAGTGCAGGCATGATGTCAGCGGTGCAAGCTGTAACTGCTGGGTCTATGCAAATGTCTACAGCGCTAAGTTCTAGCGGAACTAGGATGGTCGCTAGCACACAAGCCTTCATGAATCAGATTGTTTCAGCAGTTCGAAATGGTATGAACCAAGTGGTAGCAGCAGTCAGAACAGGCGGCGCTCAAATGGTTTCAGCTATGCAGTCAAGCGGACAACAGTTGGTGTCAGTCACTCAATCGGCAGTTAACCAAGCAGCGGCTGCAGCAAGGTCTGGTTACGGAGCTCTCCACTCAGCTGGTGCTTACATCGGCCAAGGCCTTGCTAACGGGATGCGTTCTGCTCTTGGAGCGGTTACAGCAGCAGCCAACGCCCTCGTGGCTCAAGCTGAGCGTGCAGCAAAAGCAAAAGCCATAATCAAGTCACCGTCTCACCTATTCCGTGATGAAGTTGGTTGGTGGATTGGTCTTGGTATCGCTCGAGGTATCGACGATTCAGCCCCAGAGGTGGCTAATAGCCTTGATTACATCCGTGACCAAGTTAACGGCTTTAATGTCCGTGCTAACGCTATGCTTACTGGTGCCACCTCTAACATGGCTAGCCAGCTTAAGATGGAAGTCTTGAGAGACAAAACTCCAGACGCTACAATCTCAGCACGTCAAGAAGCCTATGCTGCTCACTCAGCTGGATTGCTTAATGATGTGATTGACGCTCTCGTAGATGTCAAGGAGCAAATTGCACAAGGCCAAAACATAGTGCTTGACAATGGTGCACTGGTCGGTGGTACGGTCAATAACTTTAACAGCGCCATCGATACGATTAAAACGTTGAAAGGACGACACAGATTATGATTACGAAAATCAAAGAATATATCACGTTTGGCGATTTTAATAGTCGTGATGCAGGTTGGTACCTTCAGAAGCGTGAAGCACCCACACCAGACGAAAAAGAGATTGTCGAGTCTATCCCTTATATGCAAGGGGAACTTGACTTCTCTAGTGCTCTTGGTGAGCGTGTATTTGAATCAAGAGAGATTACATACGAGTTCAAGTTGCCATTTACAACTTACGAGAATCGTAAGGTTGCAGAACGACACATTAAGTCAGCTATGGTTACTAAAACACAACGCAAGTTGAGAGATACCCACGACCGTAAATATTACTGGATGGCAAAGATTAAGCATATCAAAGTAGCAGACGACCCGATTAAGAAGAATCTGGTAGCTACAATCACATTCAAGTGCTATCCATTCGCATTTCATGAGGATGAATATTTCGATGACGTTTGGGACACATTCGACTTTGAGAACGATAATTCAACATGGACTAAGTGGTACTTGGGCTATGAGAAGAAGAAGACACCCGTTTACTTTGTTAATGCTGGAGATACATCAATCAGTCCAGTAATCATCTGTAGTGAGGATATCACCTTGAAAGACGCTAATGGGACAATTTACCATCTCAGCAAAGGTGAAAATAGAGATTTCACCTTGACTCTTGATATCGGAATCAATTATTTCGAAGCACAAGGAAATGGCACAGTAGCAATGCACTACTCAAATGAGGTGATGGCATGACAGTATCTTGTGATAGCATTGAAGTTTTTAACATCAGTAGCACAGGCTACGCTATTCGAGTTAAAGGCCTAAGGTCTAGTAATGGCATATCTGGCCTACAAGTTCCGACCTGGTCTGAAGAATCTGGGCAAGACGACCTTGTCTGGTACGATGCCCTAAAATGGGGCGATGATTGGTACTGTACCATTAATTCAGTCGACCATAACAGCGACAGTGGTACATATCAATCTCACTTCTACGTAGTTACTTCAAACGGCTCGAAAGAGTATCTTGATGGTAAAAAGATAAATGTTCCAGAGCGTCCTGCTGGTTTAGCAAAAAAAGCAGGCTATGCCATTTATTGGTGGCCTAGCTTCCTTGATAGGCGTTGGGATAAGCTTAACCGAACAGCTGCAAGCCGTAGAGTTATCCACGACCCATACAGTCCGAGAGGTAACAAGATCGTGCACGGTGAAATCAAGCAAGCGGTTAACAGCATCCATGAGCTAGAGTTTGCAATTCCGTTAGACCATACGATGTACCAGAAGATGGTTCAGTTTAAATCAATCATCGAAGTCGTTAATTTAAGAGATAACGAAGTTGAGTTTGTAGGTCGAGTTTTAACGATGGCCAATGAGATGTCAACGAACGGATTTGTTCAAAAGGTTGTTTGCGAAGACTTTTTGTCATATCTCCACGATTCTGCTCAGTGGTTTCAAAAACTTCCAAACAATGGAGCTGAGGAGTATTTTAAGATAATCCTTGAATCTGCTAACTCTCAAATCGAGGAGTTTAAGCGGATAACTCCTCGAAATATCACAGTACACAGTAAATCAGACCGCCCTTTCCGCTATATCGGATATGATTCGAGTTGGGACACGGTCAAAGAGCGTATTGTTAATAATATCGGCGGATATCTCACGTTGAGAGAATTCAATACAAGATTGTATGTGGACTGGACTAAAGATGTTGGAGTTACCAAAGAGAGCCCAATCAAGCTAGGTCAAAATATCAAATCGGCCAGTCGAGAGGTCGATTTTGACGGTTTAGCAACCATCATTGTTCCGATTGGTGCAGACTTGCAGAGTCAAAATCAAGGGCAAGAGGAGAACCAGAGTCCGGACGTGACACGGGCTCAGCTCGATATCCGAAGTGTGAATGATGGGAAGATGTATCTGGCTGACGAAGAGCTGATAAAAGAGTTTGGTTTCATTCGGAAATCAGTCATCTGGACAGAGATTGACAACCCTAGCATTCTCTTGGCTCGTGGTAAGCAGTATTTGAGAAACCAGAAGATTGCACTAGCTAAATGGACAATTTCGGCAGTTGAACGCTATTTGATTGATAGTCGATATAGCAAGTTCAGGATTGGAAACAAGCACAAGATTATCAATGCACCGTTGTCTGGAATTGAAACATTGCAAATCTTAGAGAAGAAGATTGATATACTCAATCCACAAACAGTCGATTTAACAATCGGCTCACAATCTCAATCACTATCAGCTTATCAATTACAAACGCAAGAAGCTGATAGCTCGATTGAAAAACTCAAACTAGACCAGTCAATAGCTACTAAGCAGAAGAAACTAGAGCAGTTAAATGCTCAGTTATCTGCGCTTAAATCCGCTAGTCAGTCTAAACCTGTTGAGCCCAAGGCTCCGAAAACGCTGGCAACTAATGCGACAGAATCCGAAAAAGAAGCATACAACAGAGCTCTCGCTGACTACAATGTCGCTAAGTCTGATTACGACGCTAAACTTTCAGCGTTTAACATGAGTCAACAAGAGCGTGCTCAACGTATCAGTGAGTTAGAAGCTGAAATTGCACGTTTAAGAAATGAATTAGGAGGTGCTTAATGCCACAAACTGAAGCTGAGGGGCGCTTGAATCTATACGATGATGTGACCCCTCTTGAAAAAACTAATAAAATCAGCGTCCTTGTTGACGCTATCCGCAAAAAAACAAAAGGGGCTGATGTCCGTGAAGCCATCGCCCTCGGTATAGAAACAGCATACAACGACGCTACTAAGGGCGGAAATACCGACATGGAAGTCGTTAAGTCTAGAGATACCTTCAATACACTCTCAGAGCGTCTCGATAATATGAGTCAAAACATTGATGGGAAAGCCAGCACGAAGTGGATTGAATCAAAACTTAATGCTATCTCCTCTAGTGCACCCAAGGCTGTTCTAAGCTCTCTGGAAGAGATTCAGCGTACTTACCCAAACGGCGCCAACGGAATCGTAGTAGCGAGCAATACTGGGAAATGGTACTACTTTAACGAGAGCGGTAGACGCTGGACTGAAGGTGGGGTCTATCAATCTAGAGGCCTCAACGTTGATGAAGTGACAGCTGACAATATCGACTTTACAGAATCAATTGAGCAACTATTGAGAGATAAGATTGAGGGCTCTGTCTATCTTTGGAATAATACCTCAATAGGTACATGGGCTTCTACTGGGTGGCTCCGATTTATGCCAGTTCCAATTAAAAAAGGACATAAGTATTACTTATCAAACATTCGTGGGATATTTTCGTTTGCCATTTCAAGCGATGGCAGCAGACTGGTTAAAAAATTCTCAGAAACGGATGATTTGGTAACTACAGAATACATCCCGCCAGAAGATTGCATGTTATATGTATCTTCTAAGCCAGACGAAACGGCTAGAGTTTTTAACGCTTCGCTAGAAGAGCTAAAAAAAGCTAACGTTGACTTCTCAAACTTACCTGACGGCTATATCTCGCTTAAAATTCCTAAATTGACGCTGAATGTCAAACCAGAAGAGTTAAGTTTCGTCAACATCGTTAAACAGTTAGTTGACGAACGAACATTTAAAATCGGGAAGGCATGGTCTGGTAACGGAAATGGGACTTACGACGCATCTACTTGGGGCACTTATCCCAAGATATACATGCAAGCCGGGCAGACTTACGGCTTGAAAAATGTACGTGGGGTGTTCACTCACTTCTTCGACATATCAGGCAAGAAGCTTAAAACATTCTCTACTACAGACGTATTAGTTAACCGAGATTTTACGCCAGCTGAAAACGGCTATATCCTGATTAGTCGTTTGACATCAGACAAGCCTACGAAGGTCATCCAAGGCGGAAATGCTCAAGCTCATTATCTTGAGAATCTTGATTTTGGTTCTAGTGCGATCGCTTCCAAAGTACCGTTCGTCATGCCAGATACCTCTAGGATTCAATTTGGGGCAGATATTACTGGTATTGATTCAACACAGTCAACGACGATTAACAATCTCGGCTATATGAGTCCTATCAAAAAATGGGAGAAGAGCCGTGGTTTCATCGACACTATCGATGTCTATGTTAAGGACGCAGGAACATACAATTTTGCCATCGGGAACATCGACCAGAATGATTTGATTGTATCTCCTCGAGTGTTCCAGAAACAGCTTTCAGCTGGATATAATACACTTAATATTCGCGGTGAAGACAAGGAAATCTTCTTCGGTGAACAGCTATTTTTTGAATCGCATGATAACCGTGTATACGCCTCAAAAGGCGAACGCAACTTGATCCAGGACGCTCAACACGTCACCAATAACGCAGGATATTCTGGCAAAATCATGTACGAAACAGGTCAAGCTATTCCGTTTAGCTATCGTGTAGCTAACGAGAGCGCTAATGAGAAAGTAGAGGTTTTGAAGCAAAAAACGGATAAGATTGAACCGATTGTTACAGAATTAGAGCTTTTCAAAAAAACTCCGATGATTACCAGCCCGAACGGGACTAAATTCCGTCTCTTGGTTGATAACAACGGTAATCTATCAACAGTTTCAAACATTCCTAGTCGTGTAGCCGTGTTCGGTAACTCAATCTTGAGTCACCCTTGGCTTAAGGGCATGGGTATGGCTGCAAGTGCACCAGATAAGGACTATTTCACTCTTGTCAAGAACTACATCTTATCTAAGAACCCTAGCGCAGTGGTCGAACGTGGTAATGGTGCGGATTGGGAATCTGATCCAAACAATCGACGTGGCACATTCGATAGCAAGATGAAACAGTCACTAGGCCCTGATACTGATATTGTCATTTTGCAGTTCGGTGATAATCTCAACACAGACGAGAAACGAAAGAACCTTGAAACAGACATCCCTAATCTTGTGAACTGGATTAGAGCAGCGTCGCCTAAAGCTCTAATTTATTGGGTCGGAATCTACTACGCCTCACCAGATTTTGTGGAAAGAATCAAGCGTATCTGTAAGCCACTGGATGTTACATTCGTCGACATCTATCAGTATTCTAAAGATGCTAAGTATAAGTCCGAAATGGGCAAGGTGTTGAGACTTCCAGATGGTTCCAACTACACGATCACCAACGCTGGTGTGGCAAGTCACCCTGGAGATTTAGGACACAAGGCCATTGCTGATGAAATCATTAAGAATTTCTTGTTTTAGAAAATGGGGGAAAAAAATAAAAGAGGTACAGTACATTGAATGTTTCTGAGCTAATAGCTCACCTAGCCCCCACAGTTGGGGTGGTTGCGACTGGTTGGTTTGGGATGAAAGCTAGCAAGTCAGCTAACTTAAACAAAGAGCAATTCAGTGAGCTTAAAGGAGAGTTAAACACTATTCAAGAATCGGTTGAAGTCGTTCAAGATTTAGGTGAATTCAACGGCGAGAAAATCAACGAGTTAAATGACAAGCTGGTAGTGCACGATGAAGCACATTTGGTAACTATGTATTTGCGCTTAGAGCGTGACATTACCAAAGAATTAGAGCGTGGATATACCACTGTTCACAATTCTGATGTGATCCACAAAATGCACTCTAGTTACAAAAAGTTAGGTGGCAACGGGTACATTGATGCCCTTTATAAAAAATACATTAATTTAGAAGTGAGGAATTAAACATGAAAATTAATTGGTCTATCCGTTTTAAAAACCGTGCATTCGTAACACGTTTTGCACTTGCCGTGGTATTGCCAGTTTTGGCTTACTTTGGCATTAAATTTGAAGATATCACTAGTTGGGGGGCATTGTTTGGGCTGTTTGGTAAATTCCTATCAAACCCTTATCTAGTAGGTTTAACAGTGGTTAACGCCTTGAATATGTTCCCGGACCCAACTACTAAAGGTCTTAGCGATAGCGAACAAGCATTGAATTACAGTGAGCCTAAATAATGATAACAAGGAGGAAATAGAATGAGCGTACAACAATCTATCGTTAATAGTTTCATCAGTCGTCGAGGGTTAATCACATATTCAATGTTTGGTTCTCGAAACGGTTCAGACGGGACTGGAGACTGTTCTGGCATCATGTCGCAAGCCCTGAAAGAAGCTGGCATTCCAATCCAAGGCTTGCCATCGACGGTAACACTTGGTCAACAACTTGCAAACAACGGTTTCTATCGTGTTGCTCGAAACGAGTCGTGGGATGCTTTGACAGGCGATATCGTTTTGATGTCGTGGGGTGCTGACATGTCTAGCTCTGGTGGAGCTGGTGGGCACGTTGGTGTTATGATGGATGCTACATACTTCATCAGTTGTGATTACTCAACCCAAGGGGCGCCAGGGCAAGCTATTAACACTTATCCTTGGAATGACTACTACGGATGGAATCAACCAGCGTATATCGAAGTATGGCGCTATTCTGATTCAGCACCACAGACCAATAACCAAGCTAACACAGCGGTAGTGCCACAATCCAAAGCTTATTATGAAGCCAATGAGGTCAAATATGTCAACGGGATTTGGCAAATCAAATGTGATTATTTAGTCCCAATTGGTTTCGATTGGACTGAAAACGGGGTCCCAGTTTCAATGGTTAACTGGGTAGACGCTGACGGCAACGACTTGCCAGACGGAGCAGATCAAGACTTCAAGGCCGGAATGTTCTTCTCTTTCGCTGGTGATGAAGCCAACATCACCGATACAGGAGACGGTGGCTACTACGGTGGCTATTATTACCGACATTTCGAGTTTGGCCAATTTGGTACAGTGTGGCTCTCATGCTGGAACAAGGACGATCTAGTTAACTACTACGAATAGACCACGAATGAAATAAAATAAAATAAAAAGGAGTATATCACCTCCCGACAGACCACAGTTCGGACATCATGGTGGTAGTGGTCGAAGCCTCAGCGTTTGCTGGGGCTTTTTTTATTTTTTTGCTATAATAAGGTTGCAGCGATATGGATATTTAGAGAAGGATAAGCACCAGAAACTCTACGGGGTCTGGTGCGAAAAGTATCCATTTCATCGACTGTTCAAAGATTCGACACAAGTCGGACACCACGTGGGTCGGATGCATACGATCGTGGTGGTTTTTTATTTGATGAAGTATAGGATTGTGTTATAATAAAAATGCGCAATGACAATCCCACAGTCTCCGTTACGGACAGATACGTTCTGATACTGTGGTTTTTTTGTGGAATAATTAATAGGAAAAAGCTGTGGATAATCTTACGGGACCCATTTGCGGGAAACATCTCTTTTTAGGAGGTGTTTTTTATTTTGCAAAAAACATAAAAAAGTTTGATAAAAGTGTTGACAATATATAGTATATGTACTATAATATACATGTAAGATAAAGAAAGGGAGAACAAAAGAAGTTCTCAAGGTAAAGTAAAATGGCATTAACTCAAGAACAAATCAATCAACTTGTAAAAGAATATGAAATGGCTTATGACGGAGAAGAAGTTACTGAGGAAAAAGTCCTCAACGACTTACAAGAGTACATGAAAGACTTCACAGATTACGAAGATTTCGACGAAGTTCCTTTTGAAGAATTGATTGACTTTATAGGATAACCCAAAGAGAGGTGGCATAATGGACGCACAATCAAAAGCCACTAAGAAGTGGAATGCAAACAACAGGGATCATAGAAATTATCTATCAAAACGTTCATCGGCTCGTAGCTTTATCAGAAATCACGCTACGGGTTCGGATTTGAACGAGCTAGAGGAACTTATCTCAGAAAGAAGGGACGCACTCATGACTGATACAGAAAGAGAAATCAAAGAACTTATTCAAGACGTATATGCCGATGAGCTAAAAGAACAGCCTTGGGAAGATGTGGCTGACATGCTCGACTTTTGGCGAGATAAAGACGGAGACCTACTAATTGAAGGTCGTGGCATTAAGCCTATCGACGGTGTGGATTATATTGCTTATGCTGACAACGGTGTAATCTGGGAACGATAAACTCCGAATACAAATGGAGCCCTGGGAAAATTCCTAGGGCTTTTTTCGCATTTTTTGTGACCTTTTGCGAATATTTAGGCAAGGAGGAAATAAAATGACTAAAATCAAACGTATCAAACTTGACCGCATTGAGTATTCTAGCTATGGCGTGGAGCACTGGAGTAGGGTCTATATCAAGCACCGAGGGCAGTTCTACAAGCTGTGGCAGTTAGTCCTGGCAGATGAGGAACTAGACAACTACCAGCTAGCCTGTGAGTTGCTACAGCGTAGTAAGGAGATTAAAGCTCATGTTAAAGCAGTATCAAAAAAATAGGAATTTTAGTAACCTTGATTGAAATGCTAGTCGTACTTCTCATTATCAGTATTCTCCTTTTGCTCTTTGTTCCTAACTTAAGCAAGCAGAAGGATTCCGTTAAGGAAACTGGAAATGCGGCTGTAGTCAAGGTCGTGGATTCTCAGGCAGAACTTTATGAAATGAAGAATAACAAGACAGCTAGCTTGGCAGCTCTTGTTTCAGAAGGTCAAATTACGCAAAAACAGGCAGATTCATACAATGATTATTATGCGAAACATGGTGGCGAAAGCCGCTCAGTGGCCAATTAG